AAATGTCTGAAGGTGAAGAAGAAGATTTAATGGAAGCTGAAGACGAAGAAGAAGGCGAAGAAACTGAAGAAACTGAAGAAGAAATCGACCTTGAAAACATGTCTGAAGACGACCTTAAAAAATTCATCGAAGATGTAATCGCTGACATGGTTGAAGCTGGCGAATTAGAAGCTGGTGAAGGTATGGAAAGCGAAGAAGAAGATGAAGAAGAAGAAGGTGAAGAAGAAGTAGAAATTAACGAACGTAAAAAGTACGGTGGTAACAAAGGTGATGTTCCTGCCTCTAAACGTGGTGACAAAAAAGACACTGCTGAAGAAGAGGGTGTTGAAGACTACAAAAAGAAAATGAAAGAAAACAAAGAACCAGTAAATGAAGTAGTAATGAGTACTGCTCTTCTTATGGCTGCAGGAATTATCTCAGGCCTTGTAGGTGCCGGTGTGATAACTACTAGTGTAAGCAAAAGGATGGATATCAAGAAAAAGACAGCAGAACTTATTGCAAACGGTATGCCTCCAGAAGAAGCAGCTAAAGAAGCTATTAAATTTGTTAAAGCTGACTACGATAAACCAGCTTATGGTACTGGTACTAGAGGAGGATTTAACCCTGGATCTAATCTTGAAGAAGATGAAAAAGAGTTAAATGAAGCTTACAACACTATTAAAACCATTAAAAAAGAATTAGCTGAAGTTAACTTATTCAACGCAAAACTTCTTTACACTAACAAAATCTTCAAATCTAAAAACTTGACTGAAAGTCAAAAGGTTAAAGTATTAGCTGCTTTTGATAAAGCTGCTAGTGTTGAGGAAGCTAAATTAGTATTTGAAACTTTATCTGAAGGATTCACTACTAAGAGAGCTCCTATGAATGAGTCATTAATCCGTGGTGGTGCCTCTAAAGCTGCTGGTGTAGCTACTAAGAAGCCAATTATGGAAGCTAATGACCAGGTTGCTAGATGGCAAAAATTAGCCGGTATTAAATAAAAAACAAAAAATAAAAAACAAAAACAATGTCACAAGTACAACAATTATTAGAGAGCGCTGCAGGTTCTTGGAAGAATTTGCAAAGCGACGCAGCCAAATTGGCTGGTAAGTGGACTAAGACTGGTTTGTTGGAAGGTTTAGGCGAGATTGAGAAAAATAACATGTCAGTCTTGTTGGAAAACCAAGCCAAGCAATTAGTAACTGAAACACAAAACATCATTTCTACTAACTCATATTTCACTTCTGGTACTCAGGGTGAGAACTGGGCTGGTATTGCTTTACCATTAGTACGTAAGGTATTCGGAACTATCGTAGCTAAAGAATTTGTTAGTGTTCAACCAATGAACATGCCTTCAGGTCTTGTGTTCTTCTTGGATTTCCAATATGGAGATACTAAGAACCCATTCACTGCTGGTGATTCTTTATATGGTACTAGAAACGCTTCTGGTCAGTTCCCATTCCAAACTACTGAAACTGCTGGTGGTTTGTATGGTACAGGTAGGTTTACTTACTCAACTAACCAAACTTCATCTGTAGTAACTGTAACTTCAGCTTCAAACTTCAGTTCAGCTTCTTTCCAAGATGTGAACTTTGATACTGATTACTCAGCTTCTGTAGCTAGAGGTGAGATCAAGAAAATTGCTATCTCTGCTTCAACTACTAACTTAGCTGACTTCGATCCAGATGCTGTACGTGGTTTCATTATCACTTCAGGTTCAGAAATCGTTGCTGCTGATAACTTACAACAGTTCGCTACTTACGATTACACTAACAACACTATTAACTTCTTTGTAACTGCTTCAGTTGCTGAATTGAATCCACCAGCCGGTGTTGGTGCTATGACAATCTTCTACAACAAGAAAACTGAAGATCGTTACAGAGGTGATTTTGAAGATTCAAGCTCATACGCTGTTCCAAACGCTGCTTCTGCAACTACTATCTCTATCCCACAGATTAACGTTAAGATGCAGTCACAAGCTATCACTGCTAAAACTAAGAAGTTGAAGGCTGTATGGACTCCTGAGTTTGCTCAAGACTTAGCTGCTTACCAGAACATCGATGCTGAAGCTGAATTGACTAACATCATGAGTGAGTACATTTCAATGGAAATTGATTTGGAAATCTTAGATATGTTGATCGAAGATGCTGCTGCTGGAACTGAGTACTGGTCAGCTGTAAACAACACTGTAATTTCTGGTTCATTGCCAACTACTTTATCTTCAGGTTTCTACAACACTCAAGGTCAGTGGTTTGCTACTTTAGGAACTAAGTTACAGAAATTGTCTAACAAGATTCACCAGTTGACTTTGAGAGGCGGAGCTAACTTCTTAGTTACTTCTCCAACTGTAGCTACTATCTTGGAATCAATCCCAGGATTTGCTGCTAACTCAAACGGTGATGCCGCTCAAATGGAATACGCTTTCGGTGTACAGAAAGTTGGTGCCTTGAATAACAGATACACTGTTTACAAGAACCCATACATGACTGAAAACTTGATCTTGATGGGCTACAAAGGTTCACAATTCTTGGAAACTGGTGCTGTATTTGCTCCATACATTCCATTGATCATGACTCCATTAGTGTACGATCCTGATACCTTCACTCCACGTAAAGGTTTATTGACTCGTTACGCTAAGAAGATGTTACGTCCTGAATTCTACGCTAAGGTGTATGTTCACGGATTAAACACTATCTAATAATTAGATTAGAGTCTATAAAGAAAGGCCTAGGTTTTCCTAGGCCTTCTTTGTTTCTAGGTACCTACTATATATTTATAGTAAACACAAGTTATAAGTAATAGTCTTATGAAAGAAACACCAAGCCAGTTACCTCTGCAAAGTTATGTAATGAATTTTCCGTTCTCGCTTTCAACAGCGGATCCCAACAACATCTGGATGCAAGAGCTAACAGATGAAGAATTAACAATTAACAGACCTAAAGCATACAAGCAGTTTATGGATTTGTATAACTTTATGGCTGGTCAATCACTTGTTCATTTATTACCTGCTGAAGGAAATTATCAAGACCAAGTATATGTAGCTAATTTAGGACTACAATTACCTCATATTAAGGATGAAAATCATATTTTATTATCTAACTTTACTTCAGACCCTCGTAAGGGAGAAGAGCTTGTTGGTGAAAAATTCTTTAACCAAATGGGTTACAAAACTCATATCTCTCCTTTTAAATGGGAAGGTGAAGCTGATATCAAGTATTTATATGACAATGTATATATTGGGGGTTATGGTATTCGTTCCAATATTAAGACTTATGAGTGGATGGAAAAAAACTTTGATATGGAAGTTATCAAAGTAGCAATGACTGATGAATATTTATATCATTTAGACTGTTCAATCTTTCCATTAAATCAAGACAAAACTTTGATTTGTACTGAACTGTTCGATCCTCAAGAGGTAGCGCAAATAGAACAGTATACTGAAATTATAGACGTAAATATTGATGATGCCTTGGGCGGAATGACAAACTCTGTACGCTTAGGAAACATGATTTTATGCGCGTCAAACATTGCTGAACTTAAAAAGTCTCATGAATATTATGAGGCTGAAAAACATAAAATTGAATCATTAGAAAAAATTTGTTCTGATGAAGGTATGGAACCAGTAATTTTCAACCTTTCAGAATATATGAAATCAGGTGCTATGTTATCATGTATGGTAATGCATTTGAATAGAGTTGACCATAATAAAACGTTATTATAATGGCACAAACATTAGAAGATTGGTTAAACGGTGAGGTTAAAGAACTCTCTAAACTGCCTGTAGGTGAGCTAAGTAACACATTTTTCTTTAGAGATCCTATCCGTCCAAATTACATTGACCATGAACATTTCTATAGTCCAGCTGATGGAACCATCTTGTACCAAAAAGTTGTCCAACCAGATGAAGCAGTTGTAGAAATTAAAGGTATGAATTATACCTTAAAAGACGTAATGGGAGATGATGAATATGATAAACCATCCTTAGTGATTGGTATTTTTATGTCATTCTATGATGTTCATATTAATAGAATTCCTTATGGAGGAATATTAACCTATGAACATTTAGAGCCTATTGAATCTACAAACTTACCCATGTTGGCGGTTGAGAAGGACATTTTAAATCAGGTAGTTAACCCGAACAACATGGAGTATTTAAAGTACAATGAACGTATGTTTAACCAAATATATGTTCCTTCTTTAAACTACACATATTATTTAATACAAATAGCCGATGAAGACGTAAACGTAATTGCTCCATTTAAGAAGCAATTAGATCTTTGTGCTCAGAATGAAAGATTTAGCCTAATTAGATGGGGCTCTCAAGTAGATCTAGTATTACCACTAGATGGGAGGTTTGAATTCGAGACAGTGTTAGACAATGCTATGCATGTTAATGCTGGACTTGATAAATTAGTAAAAATCAATATTAACAACAATGCCATCAAAACCACACACCGACGAGGTGCATAGACAACAACGAGTGATAAAAAATCCTATTAAATTCAAAATACAACTTAACGAAGAGCAAAAATTAGCTAAAGAAGAAATACTAAATAATACTTTAACCTTACTAGCAGGTTCAGCTGGTTCAGGTAAAACATTATTAGCAGTTCAAGTAGCTTTAGATGGTCTTATAAGAAGACATTACGAAAAAATTATTATAACTAGACCAACAGTGTCTAAAGAAGAAATAGGATTTCTACCAGGAGACTTAAGAGAAAAAATGGATCCTTGGATACAACCTATCTACCAAAACATGTATGCTCTTTATGATAAAGAAAAAGTAGAAAAACTTATTGAAGACGGAAAAATTGAAATTGTACCTTTAGCCTTTATGAGAGGTAGAACATTTTTAGATTCTTGCATTATTGTAGATGAAGCACAAAACGTAACTCACGAACAGATGGAAATGATTGCTACTCGTATTGGTTTACGAAGCAAAATGATTGTTTGTGGAGATGACCATCAGGTAGACTTAAAAGCAAAACGTGATTCTGGCTTTAGATTTTTATACACAGCAGCTCGTAAAGTTAAAAATATGGCTGCTATTACTTTAAAACAAAATCATAGAGACCCGATTGTAGAAGATTTAATAAATATTTATGAAGAGGCAGCAGAACGAGGTCTTAATTTAGGAACCTCAGGAACTAATGGAACTTCAAAGAGATAATATTTATAAATAAATACAATGTCAGCAGGTAAATATTCTTTTGTAATTGAACAAGGGGCAACATTTGAATTAGAACTTCAGTATACTGATCCTGAAGGAAATGCTATTAATCTTAATGGATATAATGGTAGAATGCAAGCTCGTCCAAGTAACACCTCTGATACTGTTTATTTTACTCTTTCTAGTAGTTTAGATGCTTGTGGTACAGGATTAAATTTTAGTGGCTCATCAGGAGATAAAGATCCTTCCTCTGGATCAATTGGAATTTACATTTCTGCAGCTTCATCTTCAGCTTTTGACTTTACTCAAGGAGTGTACGATTTAACCATCTATTCAGGTAGTGGTGATTGTACATATGTTTTAAGATTGTTAGAAGGAAATGTTAAATTATCAAACGATGTAACTAGACCCTCATATTAAAATAAAATGGCAGCAAATATAGTTAAAGTATACTCAGTAGGTTTACAAGGCCCAACAGGACCTTCAGGTTCATTAGCCCCAGATAACTCAGGTAGTTTCAACATCACAGGATCTTTAAATATCACAGGATCAGTTACTAGTTCCTTTTTTACAGGTTCATTTTATGGTGATGGATCTAATTTAACAGGAACAACAACAGATACAGGTTCATTAGCGACTACAGGTTCTAATACTTTTATTGGAGATCAAGTATTTTCCGGATCTCTTACAATAACAGGTAGCTCAGCTAAAATGGTTAGTGGCTTAATTGAGATAGATGGTAAAGGAACAGGTGAATCAGAATTAGGAATATTACAAGAAGGTCTTCGAATTTTTAGAGGATCCTCAGCTACAGATAGAAATCAAAATATAACTATTAATTACCAAGGAGGAGCGGGTAATATTGTGGCGTATGAAAGTAACGCTAATGTTCCTCAACTTAGAATATTCTTATCCTCTTCAACTACAAGTTACACACCAGCAAAATTCCAAATAGGTGTAACCTCAATGTCAGGATCATTTAATGTTACTGGTTCAACAACATTATCAGGCTCATTATATGTTTCTGGAGGAACTACAGGATCCTTTACAGGATCATTTACAGGTAATGGAGCAGGTTTAACTGGATTAGTTTCATCTTCTTATGCTATTACAGCATCTCATGCCTTAAACGCTGGTGGAGATGCTTTTCCATATACAGGTTCAGCTGAAATCTCAGGCTCATTAACTGTAATAGGAAAAGTAAATGCTGGTAGTGATAACACCGTTGGAGGTCAATTTGCTTTTGCTCAAGGTTTGTTAAGTGAAGCTAATGGTAATTATTCACACGCCGAAGGTTATTTTACTATTGCTGATGGTAATTGGTCTCATACTGAAGGTAGAGAAACAACAACATTAGATAGATATGCTCACGCTGAAGGATATGGAACTACAGCTTCCGCTGAATATTCACACGCTGAAGGTAGATTTACTCAAGCAACAGGTCTATATTCACATGCTGAAGGATGGGGTACTATAGCTAGTGGCAATAATCAACATGTTGAAGGTGTGTTTAATATAGCTGATTCTAATGCTTTATGGATTGTAGGTGATGGTAGTAATGTAAGTAATAGAAAAAATTTAATAGCTGCTTATACTAATACCCTCACAATAAGCGGTTCAGTTTATATCTCAGGAAGTGGAGTATTTATTTCTGTAGATTCTTTACCAACTTCAGAACCAGCTACTTCAGGTCAATTATGGTTATCTGGTTCAGCAGGTAACTCAAAATATTTAATGGTTAGAGATTAATTTTAAAAAATAAATAAATATGTGTGGGCTCCAAATTGGAGCCCTCTTTTTTAATATTTATAATCATGGCAAACATTCCTATTTGGCCCGGCTCATCTTCATTTTTCCCAGGAGAAACACCTTTTGGGTTTTATGATAATGACCCTGATTTTCAAACAGACGCTGATAAAGTAGCAAAATTTTGTGGTTTGCGTTTAGGTTACCCTATTGAAAACGTAGAATTACAAGATGTTAATTTTTATACTGCTTTTGAACAAGCTGTCACAGTATACGGTAATGAACTATATGCTTTTAATGTTAGAGATAATTATTTATCTTTAGAAGGAGCATCAACTGGGTCCAATTTAAATAAATCCCTTATTACACCTAATTTAGAAGGTGTTATACGCATGTCCCAACAATATGCCTCCGAAGCAGGTACCGGAGGAAATTACAATTGGTATAGCGGTTCAGTTACATTAACAGGAAGTATTCAAGATTATGATTTAGGAGCTTGGGCCACTGATAATAATATTTCAGGCGGTTTAGAAATTAAAAAAATATGGTATGAAGATGTACCTGCTGTTTCTGAACTATATAGTCCGTGGGCCGGTATATTACCGGGTGCTGCTAGCGCTGTAGGTTTAGTAGGTATTGCCGGATATGGTCCTTCAACTAACTTCTTATTAATGCCTTTAAGTTATGATTTACAAAACATTCAGGCTATTGAAATGTCAAATCAAGTTAGATTATCTAACTACACATTCCAATTAATTAATAATAAATTAAGAATATTCCCTATACCAGGTACAGGAGATGAAGGAACTAATTTGTGGTTTCAATATTCTATTATAGATGAAAAATATGATGCTTCTATAACACCTACATCTAAAGTAAATAATGTATCAAATGTTCCTTATGGGAATCCAACATATGAACAAATAAATTCTGTAGGTAGAAGTTGGATTTTTGAATATACATTAGCCTTAGCTAAAGAAATGTTAGGGTATGTTAGAGGTAAATATGGAACTATACCTATTCCTGGAGCTGAAGTAACATTAAACCAAAGTGATTTAATAGCTGCGGCAACTTCTGAAAAAGAAGCTTTAATCACTAGATTAAGAGATTACTTTGATTCAACTTCTCGTCAAGCATTACTTGAAAGAAGGGCAGCAGAATCAGCAGCTCGCGTTAATGAAATTAATCAGGTTCCAATGACAATTTTTATAGGATAATATGGCATTATTTGGTGAAAGTAGAGATATAAGCATGTTCAGACACATTAACCGTGAGTTAATGCAAAACATTATCTCTGAACAAGTAGTATTCTATAAATATAACTTAACTAAAACCAATGTTAATATGTATGGTGAGGCAAGTGAAGGAAGATATTTCCAAGATCCTGTTTTACTATATGCTTTAGTTGAAAGATCCCCCCAATCAAATCCAGTAGATGAATTTGGTGTTCAGTTTGATTATGCTTTAATCTTTAGATTTTTAGTTGATGACTTAACTGATTTAAGTATATTCCCTGATGTTGGAGATGTGGTTATGTATTATGAAGGATATTGGGAAATAGATAGTATAAACTCTACACAGTTCTTTGTAGGTAAAAACCCAGCTTATCCTTATAATGACTCAACAGGAACAAACCCATTAGAAACTGACTTAGGTTCTTTTGGTTATAATGTATCATCAATATGTTCAGCGCACTACGTACCAGCTGATCGCTTGAACATTGTTAAACAACGTTTATAATGGCTGTAAAAGGAAGAAAACCAATACCAAAGACCCAAAGAGAAATAAGTAATTCTCTTATAACTCCTTATGATAAGGAAAATGGAAATCCTAATTTAGCCAATCCTAATTTGGATAATGAAGTTAATAGATCACAACAGATTTCATTTAAAGGAGATACAACAAAACCATTTTCTGTTAGTATTCAAGACATAGATGAAGCTGTATTCTATTATCTTAGAGAAGTTATTAAACCTTTTGTTATACAAAACGGTGTTAGAATTCCTGTTCCTGTGATTTATGGTGCCCCTGAGAAATGGAAATCATTTCAAAAAGACGGTTATTATAGAGACTTAAATGGAGAAATTATGGCTCCATTAATCATGTTTAAACGTACAGGAATTAATAAAAATAGAAGTATAGCTAATAAATTAGATGCTAACTTACCTTATAATTATGGTGTGTTTACTAAAGGTTACAATTCAAAAAATGCTTATGATAACTTTAATGTTTTAAATAATAGAACACCTAACAAAGTTTATTATTCAGTTGTAGTTCCTGATTATGTAACAGTAAGCTATCAATTTGCTGTGTTTACATATTATGTAGAACAACAAAATAAAATAGTTGAAGCCATTGAATACGCTTCAGACTCATATTGGGGTGACCCAGAACGCTTTAAATTTAAAGCTATGATAGATTCTTTTGGTTTCCAAACAGAATTATCAGATAGTAATGAAAGAGTAGTACGTAGTACTTTCGATTTAAGCCTAAATGGCTATATTATACCAGACGTTATACAAAAAGACATGAACGCGCAAAAGAAATCATACGAAGCTTCTAAAATTATATTTTCAGTTGAAGCGACAAATAATGAAGGAATATTCCTTGGAGTAGAACAAGATGGACGTTTAGTCACACCTACTGTTGGGGAAAAAGAAACTCAAAACAGATCTACATCCATCGGGTAAGGCTAATATTTATTATAAATAAATGGCTAAAGTTAGATATCTTGATCAGGTACCCGTTGGTGTTTACAATACAGCTGGCTCCGGCGGTACTGGTGCTATTGATATATATTATACTGGCTCCTTAATAAAAGCTAGTGCTCCTTTTATCAATTTTACCGGCTCAGCTGAAGCTTTCACAGAAGTAATATCTGGGACTGAAGGAGTAACAGTTTATATATCAGGTTCAGGAGTTGGATTTCCATTCTCAGGATCAGCAGTAATTACAGGTTCATTAGTAATTTCAGGTTCAGCAGAACCTATTATAATTCAAACATTACCATATGAAGCTAGTCCTTCATATGTTGTAACATATGTTCCTGCCTCAGGAGTATTAGAATATTCTGATATGCCATCAGATGGTACTTCAGGTTCAAGCGGCTCTTCAGGAACAAGCGGTAGCTCAGGTTCATCCGGCACTTCAGGAAGTTCTGGTTCTAGTGGAACAAGTGGTTCTTCAGGAACATCAGGTTCTAGTGGAACATCTGGCTCAAGTGGTTCTAGTGGTACATCAGGTTCATCAGGCTCATCTGGTTCAAGTGGTACTAGCGGCTCATCAGGTTCATCTGGCACTTCAGGTAGTTCAGGTTCAAGTGGTTCAAGTGGAACAAGTGGTTCATCTGGCTCTTCAGGTACTTCTGGTTCTTCAGGAACATCAGGTTCATCTGGCACTTCAGGCAGCTCAGGTTCAAGTGGTTCATCAGGAACAAGTGGCTCTTCAGGTTCATCTGGCACTTCTGGTTCCTCAGGTACATCAGGCTCAAGTGGCACTTCAGGTTCATCTGGAACCTCAGGTTCTTCAGGTTCATCAGGTACTAGTGGCTCTTCAGGTTCATCAGGTTCATCAGGTTCTAGTGGTTCAAGTGGAACTTCTGGTTCATCTGGATCTAGTGGAACCTCAGGAAGCTCAGGCTCATCTGGCTCATCAGGCTCAAGTGGAACTAGTGGTAGTTCAGGCTCATCAGGAACCTCAGGTTCTTCAGGGTCTAGTGGAACATCAGGAGTTAGTGGTATATCAAGTGGATTAGTTTATTATTATGACGGACCAACAGCATCACAAACAGTTCCTATAACATCTTTAATTACCGATGATTTAATTTTATTCCCTAATACAGGATCACAAACAACTATTTCAACAACAAGTTTTGATCCTGCGGATGGAGACACTGAAATAGTTCAATATGTTACTCCATCAGCATCTTTAGCTACAACAGTAATAGTTCCTGGGTTATGGGTAAATAATTTATTTGCACAAAGAACAGCTGGAACAGGTACTCTTGTTTATTGGATTGTTATTGATGAAATGCAATCTAATGGAACAACTCTTATTGCTAATATTGCATCAGGAAATGCTGGTTCGGGTACTCCTATTACTAATACCCAAAACAATTATATTTATTCTTTATATGTTCCTTCATATGTTTTAGCATCAGTTAACTCAAGAATTAGAGTTAGTGTTTACGCAAACACAACAGGTAATAATACTGCGTTTGATATTGAAATGAGAGATAATACTCTCTCAAACATAGTAACAACATTAGCTGCTAATATAGCTGGAACTTCAGGAACAAGCGGTAGCTCAGGTTCATCTGGCACTTCAGGAAGTTCTGGTTCTAGTGGAACAAGCGGTTCTTCAGGTTCATCTGGTACTTCTGGGTCATCAGGATCTAGTGGTACTAGTGGCAGTTCAGGTTCTAGCGGAACAAGCGGTTCTTCTGGCTCTTCAGGAACTTCAGGTATAGATGGAACAAGCGGCTCATCAGGATCTAGTGGTACATCAGGTAGTTCAGGTTCTTCTGGAACTAGTGGCTCATCTGGTACTTCTGGTTCATCAGGTTCAAGCGGAACTTCAGGTTCATCTGGAAGTTCAGGTACTTCTGGCTCATCAGGTAGTTCAGGTACTTCAGGCTCATCAGGCACTTCAGGCTCATCAGGCACTTCAGGCTCATCTGGAAGTTCAGGTACATCTGGTTCATCAGGTTCATCAGGAACAAGCGGCTCATCAGGTAGTTCAGGTACTTCTGGCTCATCAGGTAGTTCAGGTACCTCTGGTTCATCAGGTACCTCTGGCTCATCAGGTAGTTCAGGTACTTCAGGTTCATCAGGTAGCTCTGGTTCTTCAGGTACCTCTGGTTCATCTGGTTCTAGTGGAACAAGCGGTTCATCTGGTACTAGTGGTAGTTCAGGTACTTCAGGTTCATCCGGTACTTCAGGTAGTTCTGGTTCTAGTGGAACTAGCGGTTCATCAGGCACTTCAGGTAGCTCTGGTTCTTCAGGCACTTCAGGCTCATCAGGTTCATCAGGTACAAGTGGCTCAAGTGGCAGCTCAGGTACTTCAGGTATAAGTGGTGTTAATGGAACTTCAGGTTCTAGCGGCACTTCAGGTTCTTCAGGAACCTCAGGCTCATCAGGCAGTTCAGGAACTAGTGGTTCTAGTGGTACTTCTGGTTCATCTGGATCAAGTGGCACCTCAGGTTCATCTGGAACTTCAGGTAGTTCAGGTTCATCAGGAACAAGTGGTTCAAGTGGTTCAAGTGGTTCTTCAGGAACTAGTGGCTCATCAGGCTCATCAGGTACAAGTGGCTCATCAGGCAGCTCAGGTACTTCAGGTATAAGTGGTGTAAATGGTACTAGCGGTTCTTCAGGAACCTCAGGTTCAAGTGGTACTTCAGGCAGCTCAGGTTCATCAGGAACATCAGGTGTTGACGGTACTTCTGGATCAAGTGGCACCTCAGGTTCATCTGGAAGTTCAGGAACTTCAGGTTCATCAGGAACAAGTGGTTCTTCAGGAACTTCAGGTTCAAGTGGTTCAAGCGGAACAAGTGGCTCAAGTGGTTCTTCTGGGACAAGTGGTTCATCAGGTACTTCAGGTTCATCAGGTACCTCAGGCTCATCAGGCAGCAGTGGTACATCAGGTATAAGTGGAGTAAACGGAACTAGCGGCTCATCAGGATCAAGTGGAACATCAGGTTCTTCCGGTTCATCAGGAACATCTGGTTCTTCTGGAACATCTGGCTCAAGCGGAACTAGTGGTTCATCAGGTTCATCTGGCACTTCAGGTTCATCAGGTTCTAGTGGAACTTCAGGTTCATCAGGTAGTTCAGGAACTAGTGGCTCAAGTGGAACAAGTGGTTCCTCAGGAACTAGCGGCTCATCAGGTTCATCAGGTACAAGCGGCTCAAGTGGCAGCTCAGGTACTTCAGGTATATCAGGTGTAAACGGTACATCTGGCTCAAGCGGAACAAGCGGTTCTTCAGGAACTAGCGGTTCATCAGGTTCTAGTGGTACTTCAGGAAGCTCTGGTTCTTCAGGAACTAGTGGTTCATCAGGTACTTCAGGCTCTTCAGGTTCATCAGGAACTAGTGGATCTAGTGGGACATCTGGTTCTTCAGGAACAAGTGGATCTTCTGGTTCATCAGGAACTAGCGGTAGTTCAGGTTCATCAGGAACTAGTGGTTCATCAGGCTCGTCAGGAACTAGTGGAATTTCAGGTATAAATGGTACTAGTGGTTCATCAGGAACTAGCGGTAGTTCAGGAACATCAGGTTCATCAGGTTCATCTGGAACAAGCGGTTCAAGCGGAAGTTCAGGTACATCTGGTTCATCAGGTACTTCAGGAAGTTCAGGTTCAAGTGGTTCATCAGGAACTAGCGGTTCATCAGGTTCATCAGGTACTAGCGGTTCTAGTGGAACTAGTGGTTCTTCAGGAACATCAGGTAGTTCCGGTTCATCAGGTACTTCAGGTTCATCTGGTTCCTCAGGTTCAAGTGGATCTTCAGGTTCATCTGGTTCAAGTGGTACATCAGGTAGCTCAGGTACTAGTGGTTCTTCTGGTTCATCAGGCACTTCAGGCTCATCGGGTTCAAGTGGAACTAGTGGTTCTTCAGGTTCAAGTGGCACTTCAGGTATAAGTGGTATAAATGGTACCTCTGGTTCATCAGGAACTAGTGGCTCATCAGGAACTTCTGGCTCAAGTGGTTCATCAGGAACTAGCGGTAGTTCAGGTTCATCAGGAACTTCAGGAAGTTCAGGTACATCTGGTTCATCTGGTTCATCTGGTTCATCTGGTTCAAGCGGAACAAGCGGTTCTAGCGGTACTTCAGGATCAAGTGGTTCAAGCGGAACTTCAGGTTCATCTGGTTCTTCTGGTACAAGCGGAAGTAGTGGTACAAGTGGCTCGTCAGGAACAAGTGGAAGCTCAGGCTCATCAGGAAGTTCAGGTTCAAGCGGTTCATCAGGAACTTCAGGCTCGTCAGGAACAAGTGGAAGCTCAGGTACTTCAGGATCAAGTGGCTCATCAGGTACTAGTGGTTCATCAGGAAGCAGTGGTACTTCAGGTATAAGTGGTGTAAACGGAACTAGTGGTAGTTCTGGTTCATCAGGCACAAGCGGTAGTTCAGGTTCAAGTGGTTCAAGTGGAACAAGTGGTTCTTCTGGTTCTTCAGGTACTTCTGGTTCTTCAGGAACATCAGGTTCATCTGGCACTTCAGGCAGCTCAGGTTCAAGTGGTTCATCAGGAACAAGTGGCTCTTCAGGAAGCAGTGGTACTTCAGGGTCAAGTGGATCAAGCGGCACTTCAGGTAGTTCAGGTTCAAGTGGAACTAGCGGTTCATCAGGTAGTTCAGGCAGCTCAGGTAGTTCAGGTTCATCAGGAACAAGTGGTTCTTCTGGTTCATCAGGAACAAGTGGTTCTTCAGGTTCATCAGGAACATCTGGCTCAAGTGGTTCATCAGGTAGCTCAGGCACTTCAGGTATAAGCGGTGTAAACGGAACTTCAGGTTCAAGTGGTTCAAGTGGAACAAGTGGTTCATCTGGCTCTTCAGGAACAAGTGGCTCTTCAGGTTCATCAGGAACTAGTGGCTCATCAGGTAGTTCTGGCTCATCTGGTACTTCAGGTTCATCAGGTAGTTCAGGAACTAGTGGTTCATCTGGCACTAGTGGTTCATCAGGTTCTTCAGGAACTTCTGGCTCATCAGGCTCATCTGGTTCATCTGGTACTTCAGGATCATCAGGTTCATCAGGTACTTCTGGTTCAAGTGGCTCATCAGGAACAAGTGGTTCTTCAGGTTCATCAGGAACTAGTGGTAGTTCAGGTTCAAGTGGTTCATCTGGCACATCTGGTAGTTCAGGGAGTTCAGGCACTTCAGGTTCAAGTGGCTCATCAGGAACTTCAGGTATATCAGGTGTAAATGGAACTAGCGGATCTTCAGGTTCATCAGGAACAAGTGGCTCAAGTGGTTCTAGTGGAACTAGTGGTTCATCAGGATCTAGTGGAACAAGCGGTAGTTCAGGTTCATCAGGAACTAGCGGCTCATCAGGTTCATCAGGAACATCAGGTAGTTCAGGTTCATCCGGAACAAGTGGTTCTTCAGGCACGTCTGGTTCTTCAGGAACTAGCGGTTCATCTGGAACATCTGGCTCATCAGGTTCATCAGGTACATCTGGCTCATCAGGTAGTTCTGGCTCATCTGGTACTTCAGGTTCATCAGGAACAAGTGGTTCATCAGGATCAAGCGGTACCTCAGGATCAAGTGGTTCATCAGGAACTAGCGGTTCTAGTGGCTCATCAGGTACATCCGGAAGCTCAGGCTCATCCGGCACATCAGGTATAAGCGGTGTTAATGGAACATCAGGTAGCTCAGGAACATCAGGTTCATCTGGTACTTCAGGTTCAAGCGGAACTTCAGGTTCTTCAGGTTCATCTGGAACTAGTGGTAGCTCAGGTTCTTCAGGTACATCAGGTTCAAGTGGAACAAGTGGTTCAAGCGGAACAAGTGGTTCATCTGGAAGTTCTGGAACAAGCGGTTCTTCTGGTTCAAGTGGAACATCAGGAAGTTCAGGTACATCAGGTTCTTCTGGTTCAAGCGGAACTTCAGGTTCATCTGGCTCATCTGGAACTAGTGGTTCTTCTGGTTCAAGTGGTACTAGTGGTTCATCTGGAACAAGCGGTTCAAGTGGAACTTCAGGTTCAAGTGGTTCATCAGGAACCAGTGGTAGTTCAGGTTCATCAGGAACTAGCGGCTCATCAGGTTCATCAGGAACATCAGGTAGTTCAGGTTCATCCGGAACAAGTGGTTCTTCAGGTTCATCAGGTACTAGTGGTTCATCTGGTTCATCTGGTTCAAGCGGAACTTCTGGTTCATCAGGTTCATCAGGTACTTCTGGTTCATCAGGAAGCAGTGGTACTTCAGGTATAAGCGGTGTTAATGGAACAAGTGGTTCAAGCGGTTCTTCAGGTTCATCAGGATCTTCAGGTACAAGCGGTTCATCAGGTTCAAGTGGCACAAGCGGTTCAAGTGGTAGTTCAGGTACAAGCGGTTCATCAGGTTCATCAGGGTCCTCAGGTACAAGTGGTTCATCCGGCTCATCAGGAACATCAGGTTCTTCAGGAACATCTGGTAGTTCAGGTTCTTCAGGAACTAGTGGTTCATCTGGCTCATCTGGCTCATCAGGTACTAGTGGCTCATCAGGCTCATCTGGTACTTCAGGTTCTTCAGGCACTAGTGGTTCAAGTGGTTCATCAGGTACATCAGGTAGTTCTGGCAGCTCAGGAACTTCTGGCTCATCAGGCTCATCTGGAACTTCTGGCTCATCAGGTAGCAGTGGTACTTCAGGTATAAGCGGTGTAAACGGAACTTCTGGTTCATCAGGTTCATCAGGAACTTCAGGTTCATCAGGGTCCTCAGGTACAAGTGGTTCATCTGGTTCTTCAGGCACCTCTGGTTCTTCTGGCTCATCTGGAACTTCTGGTTCATCAGGATCTAGTGGTACTAGCGGTTCAAGTGGTTCTTCAGGAACTAGTGGTTCATCTGGTTCATCTGGTTCAAGTGGTACATCAGGTTCTTCAGGTTCTTCAGGTACAAGTGGATCAAGTGGAACCTCAGGCAGCTCAGGTTCATCAGGAACTTCAGGATCATCAGGCAGTTCAGGTTCAAGTGGAACAAGCGGAAGTTCAGGATCTTCAGGTACTTCAGGTTCATCTGGCTCATCTGGATCAAGTGGAACTTCAGGTTCATCAGGATCTTCAGGTACAAGTGGCTCATCAGGAACTAGTGGAAGTTCAGGTTCATCAGGTACTTCTGGTTCTAGTGGTTCTAGCGGCTCAAGCGGAACAAGTGGTTCAAGCGGTAGTTCAGGTACCTCAGGCTCATCTGGTTCTTCAGGTACATCAGGTATAAGTGGTGTTAATGGAACTAGCGGTTCATCTGGATCAAGTGGAACATCAGGTTCAAGTGGTTCATCAGGAACAAGTGGTTCAAGTGGTTCTTCTGGGACAAGTGGTTCAAGCGGAACATCAGGTAGCTCAGGTTCTTCAGGTACAAGTGGATCAAGTGGAACCTCAGGCAGCTCAGGTTCATCAGGAACTTCAGGATCATCAGGCAGTTCAGGTTCAAGTGGAACATCAGGTTCAAGTGGTTCATCAGGAACAAGTGGTTCAAGTGGTTCTTCTGGGACAAGTGGTTCAAGCGGAACATCAGGTAGCTCAGGTACTTCAGGTTCAAGTGGAAGTTCAGGAACTTCAGGTTCATCAGGTTCATCAGGAACAAGTGGATCATCAGGTACTTCAGGCTCATCAGGCAGTTCAGGTACTTCAGGAAGTTCTGGTTCTTCAGGTACAAGCGGTTCATCTGGTACTTCAGGTTCAAGTGGAACTAGTGGTTCATCTGGTTCATCAGGATCATCTGGTTCTTCAGGAACTTCTGGCTCTTCAGGAACTAGTGGTTCATCAGGAACATCAGGTTCAAGTGGTTCATCAGGTACATCAGGCAGCTCAGGTAGCTCAGGTACATCAGGCATATCAGGTGTAAATGGAACAAGCGGTTCATCAGGAACTTCAGGTTCTAGTGGTTCATCAGGAACAAGCGGTTCATCAGGAACTTCAGGTTCATCTGGAACAAGTGGTAGTTCAGGTTCAAGTGGAACATCAGGCAGCTCAGGTTCAAGCGGAACTAGTGGTTCAAGCGGTTCATCAGGCACTTCAGGTTCATCTGGATCTAGTGGAACAAGTGGTTCAAGTGGTACTTCAGGTTCATCAGGCACTTCAGGTTCATCTGGTTCATCAGGTACTAGTGGTTCAAGCGGTTCATCAGGAACAAGCGGTTCAAGCGGTACTTCAGGTAGTTCAGGTACTTCAGGATCATCTGGCTCAAGTGGTACTTCAGGTTCATCTGGTTCAAGCGGAACTAGTGGTTCATCAGGTTCATCAGGTACTTCAGGATCTTCAGGATCTTCAGGTACTTCAGGTATAAGTGGTGTTAATGGTACTTCTGGTTCCTCAGGAACTAGCGGTTCATCAGGCACTTCAGGTTCAAGTGGTTCATCAGGAACTAGTGGATCAAGTGGTTCTAGCGGGACAAGTGGTTCAAGCGGTTCATCTGGAACATCAGGTTCTTCTGGTTCCTCAGGAACTAGTGGCTCAAGCGGTACTAGTGGAAGCTCAGGCTCATCAGGAACATCTGGTAGTTCTGGTAGTTCAGGTACTAGTGGTAGTTCTGGTACTTCAGGTTCAAGCGGAACTAGTGGTTCATCAGGTTCATCAGGAACTTCTGGCTCATCTGGTTCATCAGGAATATCAGGAAGTTCAGGAACATCTGGCTCAAGCGGCTCATCAGGAACTAGTGGTTCTTCAGGTTCAAGTGGAACTAGTGGTTCTAGTGGAACTTCAGGTTCTTCAGGAACAAGTGGTTCTAGTGGCACTTCAGGTTCAAGTGGCTCATCAGGAACTTCTGGATCAAGCGGTTCATCAGGTACATCAGGCTCAAGTGGCTCAAGTGGTTCAAGTGGTACTTCAGGAAGCTCAGGTTCAAGCGGAACAAGCGGCTCATCAGGAACTAGTGGTTCATCTGGCTCAAGTGGAACATCAGGTTCATCAGGAACAAGCGGCTCATCAGGAACAAGTGGAAGCTCTGGAACATCAGGTTCTAGTGGCTCATCAGGTACAAGTGGCTCATCAGGTAGCTCAGGTACCTCAGGTATATCAGGTGTAAATGGTACTTCAGGTTCTTCAGGAACTAGCGGAAGTTCAGGAACATCTGGCTCATCAGGCTCATCTGGTACTTCAGGTTCAAGTGGTTCATCAGGAACTAGTGGAAGCTCAGGTACTTCAGGTTCTTCAGGTACATCAGGCTCTTCTGGAACATCAGGTTCTAGTGGAAGTAGTGGTACTAGTGGTTCTTCAGGTTCATCAGGTACTTCAGGATCATCAGGTACATCAGGCTCATCTGGAACTTCAGGTAGTAGTGGTTCATCTGGTACTTCAGGTTCAAGCGGTTCTTCAGGAACTAGTGGAAGTTCAGGTACTTCAGGTTCATCAGGAACTTCTGGTTCATCAGGTTCATCAGGAACTTCTGGTTCATCAGGTTCATCAGGAACTAGTGGATCAAGTGGTTCATCTGGTACCTCTGGTTCAAGTGGAACAAGTGGTTCATCAGGTTCATCAGGTACAAGCGGCTCATCAGGTAGCAGTGGTACTTCAGGTATAAGTGGAGTTAACGGAACTTCAGGTTCTAGTGGTACTTCAGGCTCATCAGGAACATCAGGTTCATCTGGATCAAGTGGCACTTCAGGTTCATCAGGTTCATCTGGAACCTCAGGTTCTAGTGGTACTTCTGGCTCATCAGGAACCTCAGGTTCAAGTGGAAGTTCAGGAACATCTGGTTCATCTGGATCAAGTGGCACTTCAGGTAGCTCAGGTTCAAGTGGTTCTTCAGGTTCATCTGGAACTAGTGGCTCAAGTGGAACTAGTGGTTCATCAGGAACAAGTGGATCTTCAGGTTCAAGTGGGACAAGTGGCTCATCCGGTTCTTCAGGTACTTCTGGAAGTTCAGGAACATCTGGTTCAAGTGGTTCATCAGGTACTTCAGGTTCATCAGGTAGCTCAGGTTCATCTGGAACTTCAGGCTCATCAGGTACTTCAGGTTCTTCAGGAACTAGTGGTTCATCTGGTTCAAGTGGTACCTCAGGTAGCTCAGGTTCATCAGGAACCTCAGGTTCATCTGGAACAAGTGGTTCAAGTGGAACTTCAGGCTCATCAGGCTCATCAGGTACAAGCGGCTCAAGTGGTAGCTCAGGTACTTCAGGTATATCAGGTGTAAATGGAACAAGCGGTTCATCAGGAACTAGTGGAAGTTCAGGTACATCTGGTTCATCAGGTTCTTCAGGTACAAGTGGTTCATCAGGTTCATCAGGAACTAGTGGCTCATCTGGTACTTCAGGTTCATCAGGAACTAGCGGTAGTTCAGGAACATCAGGTTCTTCAGGTTCAAGTGGTACTTCAGGTAGCTCAGGCTCAAGCGGAACTAGTGGTTCCTCTGGTTCAAGTGGTACCTCAGGTTCTTCTGGATCTAGTGGAACTAGTGGTTCAAGTGGTTCATCAGGAACAAGCGGTTCTTCAGGTTCTAGCGGCACATCAGGTTCAAGTGGTTCCTCTGGAACAAGCGGTTCATCAGGTTCAAGCGGAACCTCCGGCTCATCTGGAACTTCAGGTTCATCAGGTACTTCTGGTTCAAGTGGTACTTCAGGCTCATCAGGCTCATCGGGTACTTCAGGTAGTTCAGGATCAAGTGGAACCAGTGGCTCTTCAGGAACTAGTGGTAGCTCAGGCTCTTCAGGAACTTCAGGTAGCTCAGGTTCATCTGGAACTTCAGGCTCATCTGGAACTTCAGGATCAAGTGGAACTTCAGGTTCATCTGGTTCATCAGGTACAAGTGGTTCAAGTGGTTCATCAGGAACGTCAGGTTCATCTGGTTCTTCTGGAACTTCTGGATCAAGCGGAACATCAGGCTCATCCGGTACAAGCGGCTCAAGTGGTAGCTCAGGTACTTCAGGTATAAGTGGAGTTAATGGAACATCAGGTTCTTCAGGAACTAGTGGTTCAAGTGGTACTTCAGGAAGCTCAGGTTCAAGCGGAACAAGCGGCTCATCAGGAACTAGTGGTTCATCTGGCTCAAGTGGAACAAGTGGTACAACTACTATAACTAATAACATAGATGATCGTGTATTAACAGCTACAGGTACAGCTACTATTAATGGTGAATCTAATCTAACATTTGATGGTAGTACATTAGGAGTAATAGGCACAGTCGGAATCGGTACAGATAGTCCACTGTATCAACTCCATGTATCAAGTAGTACTGCTGCTTTAGGAGTATATGAAAGAGCAGGAGGAGCTGCCTTATATTTAGAAGGTCAGTTAACTCGAGGTGTATTAGGTACTGTAAGTACACATCCATTACTAATTGCATACAATAGTGTTGAAGTAGCAAGATTTACAGGAACATCATTTGATGTAACTGGATCTTTAAATGTAGGAACTGGAACTGATATAAACTTAATTGGAGGAGGAAATTTAGAAACCAACGGAGGAAATGTAAATACAACTGGAGGAAGTATTAACATCGGAGGAGGAGCTGTAAACGGTACAACCCCAGGATCTTCAGTCAATGTTGATGTTATTAATGCCAATATTAAAAACTTTGATATTACTCATCCATCTAAAGGCGAACCTCATAGATTAAGATACTCAGTACTTGAAGGTCCAGAAATTGGTGTATATGTTAGAGGTAGATTAACTAATAACAATATAATTGAATTACCATATTATTGGGTTGACTTAGTACATGAAGATTCTATAACAGTAACTTTAACACCAATTGGTAAACATCAAAACCTATATGTAATATCTGCAAACCCAGAAAAAGTGGTAGTAGGAATTGAAGAAGGAACAATTGATTGTTACTATGTAATATATGGAGAAAGAAAAGATGTAGACAAATTAACAATTGAATACATTAAAGAATAATATTTATTATAAATGGCTAAAAACGTCCAAATAATACCAGCATCAGGAACTGTAGATTTTCAAGATGGAACTCAATCAGTTATCCTGACAATGAAAAAATCAGGAGCTGTAGCTACAGGTATTGATATTTCTGTAAATGGTAGTGCTCCTGTGAGTATTCAAGGTACTCAAGGCACTACAGGTACTCAAGGTACTACTGGTCCTCAAGGTACAACAGGTACACAAGGAACAACAGGTACTCAAGGTATTCAAGGACGTCAAGGTGTAACAGGTCCACAAGGTACTACAGGTACCCAAGGTACTACAGGTACTCAAGGAGCAACCGGAACTCAAGGCACTACTGGTACTCAAGGCACTACTGGTACTCAAGGTACTACAGGCGCGCAAGGTATACAAGGTATAACAGGTAACACAGGTCCTACTGGTCCAACAGGCCCACAAGGTACAACAGGTGCTACAGGTTCACAAGGTACTACAGGCGCGCAAGGTATACAAGGTATAACAGGTAACACAGGTCCTACTGGTCCAACAGGCCCACAAGGTACAACAGGTACACAAGGTACTTTAGGTCCTGTAGGTCCACAAGGAGCAATAGGTGCTCAAGGTATTCAAGGTGTTATAGGTCCTGTAGGAGCAACAGGTCCACAAGGAACAACCGGGGGAACAGGTCCAACAGGTCCTCAAGGCACTACTGGTACTCAAGGAACTATAGGTGCTCAAGGTATCCAAGGACGTCAAGGTATAACAGGTAACACTGGAGGAACAGGTCCAACAGGTCCTCAAGGTACAACCGGGGGAACAGGTCCAACAGGTCCTCAAGGCACTACTGGTACTCAAGGAACTATAGGTGCTCAAGGTATACAAGGTAGACAAGGTATAACAGGTAATACAGGCCCAATAGGACCAGATGGTCCTACAGGTCCTACAGGTTCACAAGGTACTACAGGCGCACAAGGTATACAAGGTATAACAGGTAACACAGGCGGAACAGGCCCAACTGGTCCAACAGGTCCAACTGGTCCAACTGGTCCACAAGGTACAACAGGTGCTCAAGGTATACAAGGTAGACAAGGTATAACAGGTAACACAGGCGGAACAGGTCCAACAGGTCCTCAAGGTACTTTAGGTCCTATAGGTCCTCAAGGAGCTATTGGTGCTCAAGGTATTCAAGGTATTATAGGTCCTGTAGGAGCTACTGGACCACAAGGAACAACAGGTGGAACAGGTCCAACAGGTCCTCAAGGCACTACTGGTACTCAAGGAACTACAGGTGCTCAAGGTATACAAGGACGTCAAGGTATAACAGGTAACACTGGAGGAACAGGTCCAACAGGTCCTCAAGGTACGACCGGGGGAACAGGTCCAACAGGTCCAACAGGTCCTCAAGGTACAACAGGTACCCAAGGAGCTATTGGTGCTCAAGGTATACAAGGTCGTCAAGGAATAACAGGTAATATAGGCCCAATAGGACCAGACGGTCCTACAGGCCCTACAGGCCCAACAGGCCCACAAGGAACAACTGGTGGAACAGGTGCTCAAGGTATACAAGGTAGACAAGGTATAACAGGTAACACTGGAGGAACAGGCCCAACAGGTCCTCAAGGAACAACTGGAGGTACTGGAGGAACAGGTCCAACAGGTGCTCAAGGTATACAAGGTATAACAGGTAACACTGGAGGAACAGGT